ATGCGAGGTAAATGTGTTAGTTACGATTGCCATAATGGCCTCCTACAAAAGAGATCTAATTGCAGCCGCGGCATCATCGACGCGGCCAGTTTGACGTGCGCGCTGTAACGCTTGCTCTTGAGGGGCTCTGGGTTTCGGCTGAGATCCACGCGATCCTGACTTCATTGTCTTGGTGCTCGGCTTCGGCTTGGCTTTCGCCTGCGTCGCGCGAGTTTGACCTCGACTGTAAAGCATGGCCTGTCTGGCCAGTTTAACAAGTGATGCATTAGCCAGCCCGCTGACGTCTTCTTCCGTAAATCCCTCTTCTAAGAGAAAATCACGCAATTCTGTCGCCTCTTTTGCCGCGACCTTACTGTCGCGCCATTCGGGTATCAGATCAGGTAAGACTTCGCGTTGCTGATCAACATACTGTGCCTGCATTTGCTGCATGCGCTGTTGCTGTATCTGCGCCATTCTTGCCTGTTCCTGTTGCACTGCCTCAAGCTGAGCTTGCCGCTCAGATTGCTGCTTGCGCCACTGACGTTCTGCTTTCGCTGCCATGGTGGGGTCTGTATCGTACAGCGTGTCCCAGTCTGGCTCTCTTTCTGCCGGTTGCTCCAGCCGTTGCTGCAATGCAGGCAATAGCTGGGCGTATTGTGCCCGCTCACGCTCAAGCTCAGAATACTGTGCCTCGTACTGCCTTCGAGTTTCGGCAAGCTCCTGTGTCTTTCGCGTATAATCTTTCTGTCTCAGGTTTCCGCGTCGTAACTCTTCGACTGTAATCTCTTCGCCGTCTACTTCGACTAATGCGCCAAGTATGTCAAAGGATTGGTCGTCCTGTTCTTCAGCTTCCGCTTCAACTTCAAGCTCGCCTTCAGAATATTCCTCATATGAGGCGTCATCTTCCGGCATTTCGGCTTCATCAGCCTCAAGCGCCTCAGTGGTCGTCGCAGTATCCTCTTCGGGGGCGATCATGGCCCTGATGGCATTTTGTGCAGTGTTCAGATCAATCCCAAGTGGTGACGGGGTGTTGGCTTCTGACATCGTTGTCTCCTATTATGCATCTACTTAACCTTTTTTTCAATAGATGCGTTATCTACCATGGCACGAAGAGCCTGACGCACTGTCTCGACCCCTCGCAGTTTCATGTAGATGCCTTCCCGTACTTCCCCGTCTCCCATTGCTGTGGCTTCAAACTCGACCCAGCAATCCTGTTTGATCTCATCCAAAAAACGGCTGAGATCAGTATCGCGCAAAAGACGATCAGCCGCGTGGCCGTCGTCAATAATTTGCTGCTTGGACTTAGTCATCAATAGATCCCTTGATGACGTCCGCTTGCGCTCTCATGACTTCGCGGTTAATTGCCAAGTCTGAGCGGATCTTCTCGACGTTGAGTTGCGTGCCGTACTTAGCCTGCATCTCCTCCGCCTTCACAAAGAGCTCGGCGTCGAGCTCGTCGCGCTTGCGGTCGTCTTCCATGATCATCTTTTCACGCTCAAGCTGCAACTCTGCCGCCTTCTTCTGTATGTCGGCTTGTATCTGTTGGATTTGAACGGCGATAAGTTGCTCGTTGATGTCCGGCTTGTCCTCTTGTGGTGGAGGCTGGAACTGCGCCGGATCTGACCAAAACTGAGACGCATCTTTGAAACCGGCGAGCTCTGTCATTGCCTTGAGCGTATTCGATAGTTTGGCCATGTCGGTAAGCGGATTGACCGGCCCCATAGTCGCCATTGCCTCTTTCTGCATTTCCGCAATCTGGCGCAGCATCATCATGCGCTCGGTATCGGTGCCGCGGCCAAGTGCGACGTTGATGCTGACATCCATGTCGGCGTTCCAAACGCGCGGATCAATCGGCACAAACTCATTGGACAGCCGCACCATACGTGGCCGGTCTTGATGCGTTGTGATTAGGTGAAGCACGATCTTGTATAACTGCTTCATGCCAGTCTCCGCAAAGATCCGCGCAATAAGCTCTATGTGTTGCTGAGCGGCGCTGACAGTGGCCTGTACAGCCGACGCGGTGGATGACTGCAACGCACCGGCATCCAAACCCGCAGACGCCTTTGAGATGCCCGTGCGGGCCTCTTTGATCTCATCCATGTATTGCAGAACAGGAAACGCCTGTTGGCCAACGAATGGCATGGACATTGGCTGCACTTGGCCGGCGGCGCGCTGCCGAATGATGGCGCCGACTTCGTTGTTCATAACGTCTTCGATGTTGACCATGCCCTCGACGATTGCAACTCTAGGGTGAATTGACATCGCCAAGCTATCCAATGTGTTGCGCATGATCGAAGACTTGATCCGCTGGATGTCCATCACCGCATCCGCGGTAGACATGCCATAGAAGTCGTGCGCCTCTGGGTCTGGGCAGAACGTCGCAAACGGAACTATCGCGCACGGCTCGTTCATGAGGATCTTGTTGCCGTCGCCGGCGGTGCAGATTTTACGCAACTCCGCGATGCCGTCTTGGTCGTAGTCAACTTTGATGTAGTTTTCGACGTAAAGCACCTTCTTCATCGCGGGATCGTGGCGCTCGTTCATCTCGTTATTCAGCGCGCGGTTTCGCGTGGTGCGCTCAATGTTCGTCGCCATGTCTTCATGCGCCGAAGACATTTTTACAACCTCGTCGTAGTCGTAGCCCATCGCCACAAGCTCGGAGACGGTCAGAATGCGCCGGTGCGCAACGTAATCGGCGTCCTCTAGAGACTTCGCCTCGCGCGATATGAGGAACTCTTCGGGCGGCACCGCTTCCAGCTTCACGCGGCCATCTGGATGCGTATATGTTACGCGCACGGCGTGCATCATGGCGGGCGGTAACATCTCGCCGGTCATGGGGTCCATTGAGGGCTCGCCAAACGGCTCGGAGGCGACGATGTCGATTTCCGCCGCTGGATCTGACATCAACGCCGCCAGAGCGTTATCGTCGAGCCCCGTGAGATCATGTGTCTCGAATTTGGTCTGATCGTCCCAGTAGCACTTTAGCACGCCCACCTTGCGGATCAGCGCATCCTTGAACGCGGCGTGCGTGTGCAAGAAGCCGTTGTTGTCACGGTTGATGATGTAATTTGCGTACTCGGTCGCCTGCTTGGCCGCTGCAACGTCTTCCGGCCCCTGCGGTGCGTATTCCACCGTGCGGTCGGTGCTATGGAATATCCGCATCAGCGACGGCATGATGGCCTGTACGGTATCCCGTACGTCCATGCTGACCACTTGGCTGCGGCCCTCTTCCTCATCGCCAAACGGGTCGCCGCGGTAATACTCAGTCGCCGTGGCGCGATATGGCGATACCCAATTGTCGGAGTAGTCAATCGCGTCTTCGATTTCCTTTCCGACGATGCCCTGTAGCTCGTCGTCACCCATTACGTTTGGTTCGAGCTCTTCTTCGAGGGCGCTCACAAGTTGATTAATTTCGTTATGCATCTTTGCCTCTTAATATTGTGAGCCACGTTGACTGTTTGCGTTTTGACCTATTACAGCGCCAAGTAAACCCGACGCCATAATTGATTGAGCGTATGGGTCTTTCATAGCTGCAAACCTGCTTCTAATAACTTCGGGATCTCCAGCGGTACGTTCCACAAGCATAATGTTGCTTACGTTTTCTGGAGTATACTTGAAGTCTTTAGCAAAAGTTTCGCTTGGCTTCACCCCTTCGATCATATTCACGTATGGGATGTTGGTGTACCCCTTATCGGTCAACTCTTGCTTGAAGACTTTTAACCCCTCTTCAAGATCAAGCCCGCGCGCGTCAGCAAAGGCGTTCATAGCCTCGCGGACACCATCTTCAGAAAGTACAGTCTCTCCGTCAATTTCAAAACTACGGGACGATATAGATGGATCGATGTCTATGCCGAACTCTTCAAAGTCTTTTATGGTAAATGGCTTTTCCGCTCTCATTTTAAGCGGCAGTGTGACGCCGCTGCTAGGCGGATCAGAAGAAAAGATCCAACTCTCTTTGAGATCCTTGGCATTTCTACCGTGTCTTGTGTAAAATCTGTCCTCCGCCTGCCTTGGCGTGCCAACGTGAACGCCCAGACGATCAAACCGCGCACCCTCTGAGGGTGGCATGAGTTTGTCGCCTATCATCTCGTTGCTCTTCATATAGTGATAGACGTCGTCGTATGAGATGTCGTCGCTGGAGCGACGTGGCAACAACGCCGCCGGATTGACGTCAAGAGTTTTATTGCGCGATTTTAAATAGCCCAATATGTCTGGCTTGCCGGCATTGATGTATTTTGACGCACCTTTCGCGCCAGAGGCTTCTAGGAGCCCTAAACCGGCATATCCTAATGCTGCGCCCCGTTCACCGCGGGCAGCGGATGTAAGAGCCTCCCCGCCAGCAAGAGCCGCCGCACTGTGCGGAAGTATTCCGGCTAAGCCGATTTCCTCAATGAGCCCAAGCTCAGACTGAGGACGTGCAAACGGACGGCCAAATATACCTTCGCTGGTGCGGCGCGCCATGTAGGGAGACATGCCAGCCGTGTCCAGAAGACTTGTAAACCCGCGGCGCACCTTCTCGGTAAACCTCGGAGGAGGCGCGGCTTCAATCGTTCCCTGACGCCGGCGCTCGCTATCGGCGTACCACTCGTCAAGCTCTCGCCGCGCTTGTTCATCCAGCATTGCGTTCCAAGCGTCTAAGTCATCTTGATTAAGCTGAGCCTGCCGTTCAGATTGCTGCGTGCGCGAGTATGGGTCTAGGGTTGCCAAGGTGTTAGTCCTGTGTTAACTTCGTGGATTATAACACGATTTGGAGGAAAAGATGAACGAGGAACTGGAACAAATTCGCCGCAGCATCGAAGCGACGGTAATGATGCTCTGGACGAGCCCAGAGGATCTACCCAAAGAGATCCAAGAGATGATCGATGACACGATTGAGGAAATTAAGGATCTCATTGCGAACTCATAAAACGTCTTAAAAGGCTTGTTGCATACTCGTCGGCACGTTTTTTGCCGTGACGCTTGAGGTAGTCACCATATGTGCTTACTTCGTCCACAAATTGCTGGTCGATAAATTGACGTAAATTTGGGTTGCCCATGTACGACTTAACATCTTTTGGCTTGGCCAAAATTGTTCCAGTCTTTGCCGCTTTAGGTAACGCCGTGTCACGGGCGCCGATTGTATATGGCACTTCAAAGCCAAATGTCATTGACTTTGAGCCCTCCTCGCGGGGTAAAAATGCGTTGTATGACGGGTGATCGTCTGAGACGATAATGTCGGCGCCCTTTTTAGGTGTTGCGAACCTGTATCCTACACTTGCAGTGTCTGAAAGCATCAAGTCAGGATTTGTCACCGCAAAGCGCGCTGCGGCCACGTCAGGGACGCCAAGCTCGCGCATCTGATTGCTGTCGAAAAACTTTATAAACTGAGCGCGCCGTCCGCCCTTTTGATTTGCAAGCCAATCAGGGAACGTCGGATCTGAGATGCTTGGTATATCTTTAACCTTTGGAAAACGATCACGCAAAACTTGGTCAATTTTTTTAGCGTTAGCCCTAAAGTTGTTTAAATTTCCGCTGGATGAAAGCATGTCTCCGTACACTTCCGCCATATGGCGCGAAAAGTCGCCGGATCTTTCGCCCATTGGCATATAGGCAAGTATGTTGTCGAGATCAGAAACCCCCTTCAACGCATTTGCCTTTGCCTTCATGGGGTTCTTTTCCGACGCCCAAACGCCACGCATAATTTGATCCATGTATTCTGGACCCCCAAAGGTAAGCGGGCGGTTTTGTAAAATATACTCGTTTACTTCGTCAATCATGCGCTGATTAGATGTACGGTCGCCAGTTGCAAAAGACATCGTCTTTCCAAGAAGACTTGCAGGGTCAATCACCGAAGGCGGTATAAGCTGGTCTGATAATTGTTGCCCCTTCACAACATAATTATAGGGGGCATTTTTATGCTTAACCATGGAAAACGGGCTATAGAGCGCAGGGTCTTTTGCACGACTGGTGCCGCCGCGCGGCGGCGCAAAATAGTCGGACCCTTTAATTACAAAGTCTAATAAGCTGTCTGCGCCACGTATTATCCGCTCTGCCTTACCCATCTAACACTTCCATCTTCTACGTGCCGCCTTGCCGCGCTCGCCCGTCCAACCGCTGGAACGTGCGCAGAACGACTTCTTGCGCGCCGCGTCCTTCTTGGTCTTCGGGTTTGGCGCAGGCGCCTTTAAATTTGAACCAGTCGCGCGGTTGTACTTCGCTCTGCCCTTCGCGGTCAATCCTCCGCCCTGTTTGACGGATAGCTTCTCGCCGCGGCCCACTGAGAGGCTTGGGCCAGATTTACGCTTACGCTTTTTTTCTGCCATCTTTCTTCGGTTTCCAACTTATTCTTGCCGGTCCAGTTTTCTTTTTAGCCATTCTTTTAGCCATTGCGCTACCTGCTTGGCTTTTAGGACG